CATAAGTTTTTTGACCATACCAGTAGTACATTTCACACTCTTCTTTAAAGTCAAGCATGTGTAAGTACTCTTCATAGTCCATCCAAAGTTTAGTAGTTTTACCACCTTTTGTAGGTAAAGCAAATTCAGCTACATAATCTTTAGCGTTTCCAGACATATGGTAAGATTTTCTAACTGTAGTTAGTTTGTTTCTTACTTTACCTGGAGTTTCCCAGTTTGAAGCATTACCTCTAGAGAAGTCTACTCCTACCGGTGCATACATTTGAGCCCAAAGAGCTCCTGCTGTAACATCCGCTGCTGCAACTGTTGCTGAAGCCGCTGGATTTACTAATTGTAATGTATATTTCCATGAAGTTCCCCCAGCTACCTGCTCAGGTTGTTTCATAATACGTGCTTGAGTACCTGCTTGAGATACTAACACATATGGAAATACAAAGTGTTTGTCAGGAAATTCCAACTCGAAAGTTGCTCCTGCTTGTCCAACATTAGTAGTACTTGACATTGTTACTGCAACTGGTCTCGTTCTTAATCGGTGCGTTGACACACGATACTCATATTCTAACCTGTCAATAGATTTTGTATTACCAACACCTTCTGTTAAAAAGGATAACGGAAATCTTTTATCGTCTTTTCCTGCTAAATGAGTTATAATCGGAGACAGTTCAGTAGGTTTTGCCAATAATGCATTTGATAGACTGTTCATATCTGTCATTTGCGAGTCATTGTAAAACGTCTTTTGGACGCTTATGTTTGTTCCGTTAACTGCCATTTTAATTAAAATTTTTGTAGGGTGTCTATCTCCCTGTTAAGACATATCTTTAAATACTAAGATCTAGATCATCTACATCAAAGTTTTTATTTCTTCTATTTGATTTACGAGCACTTTTAACTCTAGACTCGTTTTTCATAATTCTTTCTTTAAGAGATCGTGTACTTTTTGTTCTGGCTTTAGTGTTAACTATTGTTTCTAAATCAAAACCTTTATACATTAAATAATCAATTGCTAATTTTACATCCATTTCTGCACCTAAATGATCTACATCACGCTGAGTGTGACCTTCTTGATTTATAGGTCTTGATAAATATTCAAAAAACTTACTCTTATCGTTTTCTGGCACTGTCAATCCTGCAAACTCATTTGAATTCTCAATAGTATCCGCAACTCCATTCCAAAATCCATTTAACTCTTCTCTTTGGGTTTGTTGTTGTTTTACTTGGTCTTGCATTAGTTGATCTCTTTGTTCTCCTTGATATTTACCTAGAGCTCTTCTTGCAGCTTCTGATTTACCATATAGTTTACCAGTATCTTCATAGTCTTCAAGCATCTCATTTATAAAATCACCGTCATGTCCTTTAATTGCTAAATAATCTCCAAGTATAGCTTTCTGACTAGAAATATCACTTTCAGATATTGCTAAGGTATTATAATCCATATTAGGATCATGAGCATTCATAAAATCTTGAGAATCCCCTCCATTCAAAACATATTGTAGATGATTTTTTACTAATGGGAAATTCTCTAACACGTTATCCATTTTATCATTTGCTATTCTATCTGCCATATCTTTAGTCAAAGCTGTTAGTCCTTCAGGAGTATCTTCATAATCTTGATCAACTTCATATCCTAATGAATCTAAAATTGAACTAACTACAGTATCATCGTAGTCTTCATCTCCATCAGTATCTTCATCTCCATAATCATTTTCATGTTCCTCATCGTACTCCTCTTCTTCATCTTCACTTTCCTCTTCCTCTTCTTCTTCTTCCTCCTCTTCTAGCTCTTCCTCTAAGTTTTCTTCTTCTGTATCTTCTATTTCTAGATCAGATTCATCTGTTTGTACTGGAGCTATTTCTTCTGTGGCTACTCCTTCACCACTGATTACATCATCAAATGTGATGTCATCTAGTTGTATCTTTTCATTATTGTCCATATATATTTAGTTTTAGTTTGGTTACAAATTTACACATTATATTAATATTTTTTACACTTTTTAATTTTTCTATATTTACATTATTATATAACACTTATTTTTCTTCTGGTATAACATATGCTGGAGTTTCTTTAATTAAATCTAAGAGATCTTGATTGTTATTAATAATATTATCTCTAATATCTATTATTTGTTTGCCATATAATTTCTCTTTTTTCATATTGATAGACCCTTTTTGTTTAACGTCTCCTACTTTTTTACCTTCAGGAATAACATCATTTTCAGTATATAATACATTAGGAGGAACTTTTACCCCATAAAAAGCTTTAACATTACCTCCATGATAGTCTGCTTCTGTATTTTGATATATGTGCCCTAATCCATTATATCTTTGTATTGTATATTCTTCTCCATCATTAACATCTGCTGCCCCTTCAATTCCTGAATTTGGATTATGTCGATTCCAAATAGAAGCCATATAGGGTATATAAGAAAATCTAAAAGCATTATTATGTTTTTCAGGAATTATACTCATTCCTTTTTTTTCTAATGTAGCTAACTTTTCACTGGAACCAAGTACATGTCCAAGATTCATATCTGATTTTCCAAGATTACCTTCTTGCATAGCTATAGCAATGGCTAATTCTGGAGGTAAATTATAATATTTAGCTCTAGAAATTATAGCTGTTATTAAATCTTTATTATATTTACCACTTTTAAGATCTCTTGTTGGTACTATATCCTCATTATCTATTCCTCTTATTTTTCTTTTATCAGATATATAAATAGAATTTTCTAAATTATTACCATCAAGTAATATTCTGTTTGCATTTGATTCATCATCTCCACCTACTGCTAAATGTTTTAAAACTTCTTTGCCTGTCCCTTCAATTCCTGTTGTGTTCAGATTTAAAGAGCTATTCATTTGACTCTTTATTTTATCCCATAGAGATGTAGAATCTGCAAAAGATCCAGTTTGATGTTTTTTAACACCTCCCCATCCCTGTTTAGATATATATGATAATTTCTGTTTATTTTTAGGAGCTTCTTCATACATAAAATTTAAATTTTTAAGATAAGTATCCTCAAACATTTTTAAGTTATTTAATCCTATTTGCTTTTTCCAATTTCCTAATACTGAAAAATCATATACCTCTTGTTGTGTATCAAATTTATAAATTTCATTTCTTAACTTAGCTTCAAATTTTGCTCGATCTGGTTGAAGTTGATACCATTTTCCAGTTTCATTATTTTGAAACAATGTAGGCCAAGCCTCTAATGTATCAGGATCATGCGCCATTAAATGAGTTGAATGAGAACCATCTGGATTTTGTTTTACGTTTTCTCTTGAAGATCTAGCTCGTATTGGGTTTTGAGATTCTTGATAATTAGTATTCATTTCATTTTCAAACTGTTCCTGTTTATATCCTCCATTTTGATGCATGAGAAAAGCAGGATCAGATAATCTTTTTTCTCTATTATCATGAAACTCTTGTTCTGCTTTTGCCATTCTGTTTTCTGTATCCTCCAGGAATTGTTTAAATTCTCCAGAGTGTTTATTTCCAGGCTTTTGTTCTGAAAGGTCATTTTTTAATCCTCCATCTTGATAAGTTCCTGGAGTTTCTATTACTGTACCAACATCCTCTCCCATAGGAAGATTTTCTATTCCTGGGGGAACATTATTATAAGATCTAACTACATTACCTTTTTTATCCATTTTTTTAATGTTAATAGGTCCATCCATACCTTTAGTATTAAAATTACCAGTTGAATCTGGAAATGCCATACTTGTTCCTGGAGGTTTACCCCTTAATCCTTGTTCTTGTTCCTTTGGAGTTCTAGCTACTTCATCTACTCCGAATGCTTGTTCTTCTGTTTCATTTATCATTTTATTTATAGATCCTTTATATCCATCTTGTAAAGAATTTTTAATGATATTCATTTTTTCTTCTGGTGTCAGCATTATTTATTAGATTTTGGTTTAGATCTAGCAATTTTAAGTTTATTATTAACATCTTTATTTTTAATACCTGCCTCTTTTTGTTTTATTCCTAATTCAGACCTTTTAATACTTTCATCAGCTTTGTTTGATCTTGCTTGTTCATTAGATTGGTTTCTTCTAGTATCTGCATCTTTTTGTTTAACTTCTACCTCTTGATTACCTTGAATAGTATCTAATTGAATTCTTTGGTTATTATCATTTGCATGTATTTTAGCAATTTCAATACTAGCATCTCTATCTTTCTGTTTAGTCTCAGCATCTAACTGCATTTGTTGCTGCGCTTGTTCTAATTGACCTTGTTGAGCTGCCATTTCAGCTTCTTGTTGTTTTGCTTGTAATTCTTGAGTTTGTTTTTCTACCTGTCCAATTTTAGCTTTAATTGTAGCAAAACTTTCAGCGTCTACCATTTCTATAATAGTAGATGCTGGTACTCCATTCTGCATCATAGATTGAGATAGTTGTTTAATAATTTCCATTTTTTCTTGCTCTTTTCCAGAATCTGTTACAAATACCCCATAATTAGATTCCATATGACCTACACTTTCTAAATCTAAAAAGTCTGTAGTACCATCAGGCATTACAAAAGCTGCTTTTTTACCAGTATGCCAAGCTTCTTTAGAGTAATCTAATAATGCTTGCATATCTCTTTCTTCCATTCTATTAAACTTCTTGAATAAATCTTCAGTAATATGAGAGGACTGTACAATAGCTTGTTGAGAAGTTGCTTTACCTTCATAACTTCCAATTTGTCCTTGTCTTTGTCTATTAACTCCAGATATCTTTTCCCATTCTAACATAATAGATTCTAATAATCCTATGTATTGTTCAATTGTTTTAACAGACATATCTAATACAGATTGATGTTGAGGATTTAATTGTATTCCTTCTTTATTATAATCTACCCACGCTATACCTGTACCTTCAACATAGTACATAAATTTATCCATATCCCATTTTTTAGGGATCATATTAATATCAAACTGAGCAATAACATCTTTACTCCTAGCTATAGCAAGTTCTAATCTATATTTATATACATTATAAGTTAATTGAAATGGGATACCTAATGATACTAAAGATATATTTGGCGCATTTACATCTGAATATCTTCTACCATTTATAGGTAATTTACATGTAGACATGTTATCTAATGATAATCTTTGATTAGCAACTGGGTGTATATTAATAAACATTCTTCCATCTACTCTTGTTCCTTCCCAAACTTCATTAATCCAGATCCATTCTATTTTACCCCCTAACTCTTTTAATTCTTTTGGCATTCTAAACCCGTCTTCAACTTGCATCTCTTCAATTTGTCCTGTCTCAGGGCTCATAAAAGTTAAAAATCCTATACGTGCTCTAGATTTCCAATATACATTAATAACTTCTATTAATCTATTTCTATATGCATTAGGATCTTTACCTACTGAACTTGCATATAAAAGATATGAATCTGCTTCCATATGTCTAGGTTCTTCTAGTTCTAATATTTGTTCATCTGTTAGATCTTCATAATAATGATCTATTACTGTAGATGCATGCATATATTTTCTAACTAAAGCCCAATCTCCATCTTCTACAAAATCTAAATCCGGATCTAAATCATAATCAACATCAATAGGATTAAGTATTTCATAGTAAGGCTCTTTATTTCTAACTCCTCTATGAGTATAAACTTCTCCAGACACTAAGAAATGAAACCAACCTTTATTTAGTTTATCTTCTACTTCTTGCTCTTGCATAATGTAGTTCATAGCACTTTGTCCTTTAACACCTCTATTATCTACATATGTAGATTGAAATTGCTCTTCTATATGTTGAGGCAATTCAATTTCTTTTGAGTCTACTCCAGTTTCTACTCCTCTTTCATTCATTTGGTTTACAAACATCTGTGAAAGATTTTGATAAATCTCTTGATTTAAAGCTTCCTCTTTAAGAGAAATACTATCAGCATTTTTAACTACAACGGAAAAATTGAGAGGTCTTTTAGACTTCTCTCCTAGAAGGAGATCAATTATAGGCTTTATAATAGGGAAATTACGCATTTTTGAGGGAAAGTTGCTACGGCTTTTGCCGTATGGCTTTAATACGTGTTTGTAGTCTTCCTCATCAATTGTTCCATTATAGTAATCATACAATCTTTTTAGATTGTCTTTATTTGTAGAGTATCCAGTACCCTGGTTAGAAAGATCTATGTATGCTTCTACACATCCTTCTCTCCATTTTTTATCTTTCTTATTTATAGACAGTTTCTGTCTTGGTATTTTATTATAGCCCATAATTTACAAATTTACTTAAATTTATCTTTATTCTTACCGTAGGGTTAAATATTACATTTTTAATTATATATATAACACTATAAATAATCACAAATGGCATATAAACTATACTTTAATGTTAATTCTTCTCCTTCTTGTATTTTTTTTATTGTTTTTAGGCTTTTATAATCTGTATCTTCGCCCTCTATTAGCTCACAATTAGGTTTCTCTGAATGATTAATAAATCCTCCTAAAGGAGTTCTAATCCAACTGTGTTGAAAATTTGGATCATATACATGACTTATACCCATAACTACCTCTCCCGGAATATCTTCTTTTGCAAGGATCCCTGCTCCATGAATATTTGATGGTCCTATCGTTAAGTATTCTGGTAGAGGGTTATAAGGTTCTTTATTCTTTTCTTTTTCCATTCTAATAATAATTTTGGTCAAACCAAGTGTTTGCTGAGTTATCTTCTAATATATCTTTTACTTCTGTATTATATAATTCTCTAGTGTGATACATACCAATCATAAATGCCATAACTCTGTCAAAGTTACCTTTATGGTTAAACTTAATTAACTCCATTAAAAAAGCAGGATCATATATTTTGTGCAAATTTAGTAATTTGTTTCCATTCTCGTCAGTACTTCTTGTAGTATTTAACCAATCTCTTATATATATTTCACCTTGACGTTTTCTTCCTTCTGTCATGTGCATACCATATTGACGTTTTACTGTCCTACTTCTTAGTTCTTTTTTATCTAACATTTCAAACTCTTCTTGTAATTTATGTAACTTTCTATATCTCTTTGCGTATGCTATAACCTCACCTCGATCATTCTCAAATCCTATCTTACATCCATAATAATCAGACAATAAAAATAAATTTCTATTGTAATCATCTTGTGTTTTTGGTCTCCCTACGTAAGAAGCTACTATAAGATCGTCTGGTTGAGATATATTATTAGGCCTTTTTAATACATATGCAGCTCCTAGAGATGTAGAATCTGCCGATTGATTTTGACCATACGGGTCATGGCAAATTACATACATATTCATAGGTACTTGTTGTTCATTATTTTTATATGGTGCTTCATATATTACTACTGCTCCTGTTGTATCATCATCTTTTCTATGTGGAAATTTTAATACCTGTTTAAGATCTCCATCTGGAGTAAACTTAACTTTACCTTTAGTATCATGATATAATCTCCCAACGGTACCTACTGATTGTAAATTTCTAGCTTTTATATTATTATATTGTTCTTGTAAAGATGCTACATCAAATAAATTAGCTGTTACTTGTAATGTAGCCTCTTGAGGAGAAAAAGGGTGCTCTGCTATATATTGGTCTAACGATTTAGCATCTGCAGCACCCTTCTTTTTGTCCCTCATTTTCTCTTCATACTCTTTAGCTTTTTGAACGGATGAATTACCATCGTCATCTATAAATCCATCTAAATTAGTTTGTATAGGAATAAAATACCCACACTTAGTTCCAAAAGCTCCTTCATCCCATATATTATCATAGTCCATACAATCATATGCTTCTGGATTATAAAATATTTCTTCCATAGCCTCAAAGTCAGCTCCTTCTGTACCACCTGTTCCAAAAGCAATCATTAGTCCTAATGTTTTTGCCCCTTGTCTCATTGTTGGCATAGTTACTTCCCAAGCTTTTAATAATCCCGGGAAAGATCCTGCTTCCTCAAAGAATACTAACTCTCCTGCTTTACCCCTTACTTTATCTGGAGCATCTTTTAGTGAAACTCCCATAATCTGAGACTTCATACCCATCTCTATCTCAATACCATTAACTTTCTTTTTATACCCAGACATTTTACTCATTTCTCTATCTCTTAATCTTGGTTGAGCCCAAGCAGTATTATCATCTATAAAAGATAAGAACTCCCATGCTTTAGATAAGAGTCCATCCCCAATTAAGTATTCTTTTTGTGATGCAAATACAAAGTTTTTAGAGTTCTTTACAAAAAAGTAATTACGAGCAAGCATAGATCCAGCTTTATAAGAATATCCTTTACGCCGTGCCTTTAAGACGATCATATGTTTGTTACTTGCCCTAGCTTTATCTATCTCTTGAAAATATTCCCAATCACCATCATAAAATCTAGGGAAACTACGCTCTCGTTTAGATTGAATTGTGCCATCTGGAAGTTCTTCGTCTATAGCTCTATCTATAGGACAATAATTTAAATAAAAATAATGGAATCCTGTAATATGTAGTTCATCTACAGCATACCCATACATACATCTGTTTTTTTCCTCATCCCAAAAGTCATAGTACTCTTTTGTTCCTGGTAAAGCTGATGTATAATAGCCATTCTTTAAAAAAGAAACAGCAGCAGGTCTTATTCTATCTATGTCTTTAAACATTCCTTTTTTATATTAACTAGTTCAGAACATTTTTCATATTCTTCTGTAGTTGTAAAGTATTCTATTAACATATCTATTATATCTACACTTCTCCCATCTTCTTGTATAGGATCAAAAGGTAAATGAAACTCATCTATAACACGTTCATCTAACTCGTAAAATATATCGTCTAAAGTTTTTTTTCTAGTTATTAAATTATAAGCATTGTCCATTGCGTTCTCATACATTTCTAAATCTTCTAAAAAGTCCATTACATACTGTATTTATTAACCTCAACTCCTCCTCTATTTGTATTTGCTGCTTGCTCTTCTTTTTTAACTATTTCTTCTAGTCTAGATAGACCATCTACTACCTTCCCCATATTAGATAAATTAGTTATAAGATCTTTAGCATGGAATATAGGCTTTCCATTATCATCTACTAATGTTAAATCTATACTCCTAAAGTATTTCTCTAATTTTACTATTGATTCTCTGGCTGCTTTTAATAATCTTACTGCTGAAGTTTCAATTAGCTTTTCATACTTATCACAAGCACCTAATACTTTAGAAGACGGAGCCCATTTGCTTTTATCGTCAAAAATACTATTCTTTACTTCAATAATACGTTGCTCCCACTCATAAACTGAAAAAGGTGATTTATGATCTACCATAAAATAAACAAATGCTAGTTCTTTTGTGTCTAAATTCTTAAACTCTGTAATAGTTAAAGAGTAAGGACTAGGTAATGCTGCTCCATCACTTATATATATTAATTCATTTATTAGACTCATTTTTTAATTTAGTTATATGTTCTACTCTTTTAGGATTTACTGTAAACTTTCCAAAGTACGGTAATCTTATGCTATCAAAGTTTCCTTTTTTCATTATTTTTTCAACAAATTCAAATTGATGCTCTATTATTTGTTTAACTTTTTTTAATGGTAAATCATATTTATTTGCTAAATGATATATAAGCTCTTCTTTATTTTTTATCATTTTTTTTAAGTATCTTTCTCCATCTCCCGGGTTTATCTGGACAATCTGTAGTACTCCATTTAGCTTTATGTTCTAATAAACATCCACATAATCCACATCTCATAGACTTTTCAATTAAATGTGGGCACTCTTTGCATGTACTTAATCGTCTTGTATATTGATCAGGTGTTACATTAGGGGCTCCTTCTTTAATATATTTACTTAATTCTTTACCAAAATTAGTAACCATTTGAAATAGACTTGGTGGTTTTTGATGTAAATCTTCGTTATCGTTCATTTTTAAAAGTTTTGATTGTAATTAACTCTCCGTTTTCATCTTGTAGTATAAATATATCATACGGATCAACTTCAAATATAGTTAATACAAGATTTAGACTATAGTCTCTACTCATTTCTAGTAATTGTAACTTCAATTGTTTCTGCATTTGGCTTTAAAAAAGGGTTTAGTTTATACGTAGTGTCAGTCTTTAATATTGCTCCTTTATCTTTAAATTTTTTAATATAGTTATTTAAAGTATTGTAATCTTTTAATCCTACCATTTGAGCTACTGCTTTTTTATTTTTAACACTACAAAAATTAACTTCTTCTATAATATTATCTACATCTATAAACGCTGTTAAAATTGATAGTTCTTTATCTGTTAAATTAAATATTCCATTCCATAGTTGTATATATTTATACGTACTATCTATATTAACTGTTATTTTTTTTCTTTTCATATTCTTTTTCTAGTTCTATTAATAATTTACGATCCCCAAACATAGGTTTAGCTCTAAGTCCTTTTTCATACTCTTCAGGTTTAAAAATACATTTAACTTCTTTAATACTGTTATCAGAACTTCTTTTAATTATCCATCTTCTACCTCTTACAGTTCCTTGCTTTTTTAATACTAATCTTAAACTCATAATTTAAATTTTTTATGTAAATTTCCTGTTATTAAACAAATGTATTTATCTTTTGTAGTAAATACTCTTCTCCTACATTTACAATTATGAAATCCTAACACATGTATTATATATCTAAGCTTTTTCATTTATTTGTATTCTTGCTTTACCGTCTTCTATTATTATTGTGCATGTTTGAGATTGTCTATTAAACTCTTCTATATACTTAGACATATCTTCTCTACTACATAAAAAAGATAAGAATACTTGTAGCTCTTTAGTAGCTAATATAGTTTTATCTTTTAATTGTAAATAGTTACTTCCTGCATCAATTAATGCATGATAGTCGTCAATAGATATTGTAACAGACCCTTTTACCACTTCCCTAATAGCTGATGTTCTCCTACAATAAGGTAGTCTTTATCTTCAATACGAGATTTTACAGCCTCTGTTCTAGGATCTACCATAACAGTATCCCCAACTTTGACAAATGAACACATAGGTCCAATAGCTAATACGTCTAATACATTAGATCTCTTAGCGTTTGCTATAGATGATGCTTCATCTAGTATAATACCTGATTCAGTTTCTGTAATTGTTGGGTCTGGAAGGACAACCCACGATCCGTTTGGTTTAAATTTCATAATCTATATATTTTGTTTGGGGACAAAGATATAAATTATTTTTTTACAAATCCAAGTATTTTTTATATTTTTTTCAACAGGATATAACTTCCCCCCTTGGATTTTCTCTTTCAAGTTGTGATTTCAATCTAGCAGTGCTCCGTTTTAAGGGACCCAGGGATACTATTTTTGGTGTTAATTCACCTCACTTACCTATGTGAAATGTACCCCAACTAGATCTTATACTTTAACTCTTTTGCAATTACCGGAGAAAACTCTATCTCTATTTGAGACTACAATCCGATGTCTAATCCCTTTTTTGGTTACCGTGGGATGAATAATATTGCGCTGCAAAGATATAAAAAGTTTGTTACAAAAAACAAAATACCAAAAAAATTTTTTAGGGGAGGATGTGAACGTACTAAGGTACTAGGTCAGTCACCCCACCGTTCGTCTGGAGTTCCAAGTACCCCGGACTTCAATTTCAATCAGTTCTTAAGTATTCAAAGTCAAATATATTTGGTAGTCATACCATACCAGTCATGGTTACACCTTGGTATCTGTATGTATACACACCACATCTCAATCACACACATCGTCACTCTTTTAAAACATATGAGTAAGTCACTCATTAAATACTATAACATTATAGTAAGATAAGAACTAACTGAGTATTAAAACAATCTCCTTGAAACATAGGATACAAAGAGTTCTTCATCTTATTATTATAATAACAACAGTAAGGTAAAGTGGAGGTCTTCTCAAAAATATCGGTTGAAAGAGTATCGGTTGAGAGGTATACGAAACCACATTTAAAACATGAAAAGACTGTAGTAAACTTACTGTTGTTATTTATTTAACCTAAACATTAACTAAAACATTAACTAAAACATTATCAATCATGAACAAAGAACATTACTACACATCACAAACAGACAGAGAAAGACTATCATCATCACAACGACAACTCATGTCATTACAATCTAAGTATGATACATTACTACTCAAAGAAAGAGAACATCTAAACAATATCACTGATTTACATAAAGTATTAGACAATCAAATATGGAACTTTCCAGGAGAACAAACTCCAATGTATATGTTAAACACATTAGAAGAATGTTATAATTACTTAATGGTATCACCAGATGTAATTGATAGTGAAGGTTTACTAAAAGATTTAAGAAATGTAATTAAATTCCTACAACAATGAAAGAACCTAAACCAATACTAATATTAGTGGGACTAACAATCCTACTAATATTTATACTATACTTTACATTAAATATAGTACAACCAAACAATGATTGTAATATAACTGGACCACATTATCATGATAAAGAATTATATTACAATGATACTACTATAATAAAACAGAAACACTATCCAAGTGGAGAAATACTAATAGATACAATTATAACAATAAACAAGGTTGATGATATACCTTTTTAAAATCATCAAATAATCCATTAAAACATAAATAACATGGACAATCAATTAAACAGTGGTAACCTTAACACTCTAATCCAAGGACAAACACTAATTGTTAACGCAAGAAAAGTATCGGGAGATAAGATACACCTTGAGTTTGCAGAAATCACAAATGATAGAAAGAATACAAGTGTAATAGGGGAATTCAACAAATCAGATGTTAACTTCACCTCATCAGCAAGACGAGCATGGGTAACAGCAGAACCTGTAGATGCAAAAGATTTATTAGGAGTTGACTTTGGACCGCAAGCAGAATGGTACATGTCACCAAAAGGAGAAATAATGGATTTAAACATACTTAATCCTACAATAAAAGGAGAAAGAGTTCAAATCTTAATTACTGAAACAACAGAACCAACAGAATGGCAACAAGCCAACATTGAGAGTTCATGTAAAAAAGCAGGTAAAAATGGACCACCAATTACTCACCAAGGAGGATATATCTTCAGTAATACATCTGTTGTAAGAGCCAGTAAATTTGACGGACACACACTTCTAGAGATGGATAAAGTTACAGAGTTAGAAACATCTAATGTATCAGAAGAAGAATTAGCAAGTATGGTATAATTCAAATCATAACATACACACTAGCATAATTGTTAGTGTGTGTGTTATTTTTTAAACAAATACACTAGATACTAAGACGCTACAAAATAATAATTAAAACATTTACTACGACATACTAAATTATTAATTATAAAAACAAATAAAGAAATGAAGATAAAATTAAAAGGAATATGTATAAATATAGATAAATCAAGAAATATAAACAAATTAGAACTATTAAAAGAACTATGTTTAAATGAGTTGACTAGCAAGGATACATATAAAGGCAAAACTAAATTATTAATCATGATAGTTAGTATGCTTGACAAAAGAATATCAATACAGCATGATACACAATATGCATATGAAATTGATACAATATTAAACTAAATAATAACTTAACTTATGGCAAAAATGAAATGGATTTATCAAATGGTCCAAGATGGTACATTTGATGTATTTAAATTAAATTTTAAACTAGCTAAAGATAATAATTTAAAATCATTTACTTTTGACGGTAAAGAATTTGATTTATTATTAGCAGGAGCGATCATTCAAGTTGGAGAACAAGCAACACATGAATATGATCAACATGTAGATCAACAATCACTTGAAGAGTTCCAAGAATGGAGTATTCAACATAGAGCATCATGATATATACAATAGGAATTAACACACTAATACCAAGAACTGAATTTGCACAATGTGATATACACGATGTCGTAAACTACTGCAACAGTAAAAAGGTATTAGGTGTTGATACCGAAACAGAAGGATTTGATTTCACTTGTAAGAAAATGATCATGTTTCAGATAGGTGATGAAGATAATCAATTTATCATTGACACTAGATTTGTGTCAATTGAGCCATTAAGACAAGTACTTGAGGATAAGAGTATTATAAAGATATTTCACAATGCTAAGTTTGACTATAAGTTTATTAAGAAATGGGGTAACATAGACTGTGAAGGTATTTATGATACATTTCTTACAGAGCTTGTTATAAGCTGTGGTAAAAGTATAGGTTATGGTCTTAAAGATGTATGTAAGCGTTATCTAAATGTTGAGCTAAACAAAGAGGTAAGAAACCTATTTATAGGCTTGACTGGTCAACCATTTACTGTAGATCAAATAGTTTATGGTGCTAAAGATGTAGAGTATTTATGTAAAATTAAAAATCTACAACAAAAAGACATAGATAAGTATAAACTACAAAATGTAGTAGATCTCGANAACGAAGCTGTTCTTGCATTTGCAGACATGGAGTTTAATGGTCTNGAGCTAGANAGTGAACAATGGAAGACACTAGAGTCTGTAAATACTAAAAGAGCTGACAGTTTAGCTATCAATTTAGATCAGACATTAATAGAAAATACTAATTTAACTTCTTTTGTCTCTAAGTATCTACAAACAGACATGTTCACACCACTTGAAAATCTTAGGAAAGTTGATGTTAAGTGGACCTCTCCTAAACAGGTCCTTGAGGTCTTTCAAGTTCTTGTCCCTAAACTTGAGAATGTTAACGGTAAAGAGATGTATAAATATAGATTTAAACATGAGCTTATTGATACATATGTACAATACAAAGAAGCAATGAAATTGTGTACATCTTATGGTCATAAGTTTCTTGATAATCTAAAGGGAGATAATAAAATTCACACCAGTTTTCATCAAATACTAGACACAGGGCGTGTAAGCTCTTCTAAACCTAATATGCAGCAAATACCTGCAGATAATGTTTATAGAAATTGCTTTACTGCTCCATCAGGGTGGTCGTTTGTAAGTGCTGACTATTCTAGTCAAGAATTGAATGTCATCGCTTTTGGCTCGAAAGATCCAGTCTGGATAGAAGCATTACAGAGTGGTCAAGACTTACATTCAACCTGCGCTGAACTAGTATATGGAGAGAAATGGTTAACCAGTGCCGAGGACAATTGTGCTTATCTTAGTCGTAAAATAAAGTGCAATTGTCCAGAGCACAAAAAACTAAGAACAAATGTTAAAACAATTAATTTTGGGCTTGCTTATGGTATGGGTCCTAATAAACTTGCTGATACTCTCAATATTGAGTTGGACGCCGCTAAAGCGCTTATTGATAAATACTTTGAGGCATTTCCGGCAATACAAGGATTTCTAGATAAACTAGGTAACTTTGGTAAACGATATGGTTATATTAAAACATTTCCTCCTTATAACAGACGTAGATGGTTTACTAACTGGTATCCTAGAATATGGGATAACAAATCATCATCTATGGAATTAGGTAGTATTGAACGAGCATCTAAAAATACACCTATACAAGGAGCTAGTGCAGATATGACTAAAAAAGCTCTAATATTAATGCGTAATTACATTAAAGAGTTTAATATGCCTGTTAAATTAGTTATGACTGTTCATGATCAAATAGATACCATATGTAAAGATGAGTATGTAGGTGCATGGATAATTAAAATGAAAGAACTAATGGAAGAGGCAGCATTAGAGATAGTAACAAATGGCTTGTTAAAAGCTGAAGTAACAGTGAGTGATTGCTGGGAGAAATAAGATAGAGAGAGAGTAAAGACAGAGCGCAGTATACAAAAAAGAGGATAAAGCTGACGACACCTTCAAGTCCACCTCTCTCTCTTTATCTTTTAATATAAGTATTACGAAGGGGTGGACATAAAGGCAATTTTGCCAATAACGGTTAATACGCTTGTTCACCCTGGAGTATTTAAATTAAAATAAATAAATATGGATAAAGAATTAGTACGAGCATTTGTACAAGAATGTATAGATGTACAAGATTGGGAAGCTAGACAAAAAGCTAATCATATAGAAATGAATGAGTGGTTTAAATACAGTGGAAAGACTGAAGTAGAAAAGCCTTTGTATGAATTTGAAGAACACAAACAACCTAAATATTTACAGAATTTAAATCATATGTGTGACACAATACATGATGTGAGAAAACAATTAAAAAAAAATGAAAACATTAATAAAGATGGATACAAGCAACACAAACAAAACGATTGAGCAAAAGAAAGCTCTAAATCAATGGGCAGTTAACAAGTTCATTGGTAGTATAATAGCAGGTACAGGCTTTGGTAAGTCAAGATGTGGTGTACTAGCTGTTGAATTTGCTCTAAAGGAATGCCAACAAGCTAGAACCAATGGTTATAGGAAAAGAAATGCATATAGTGGACGTGCCCTCATATTAGTTCCTACTATACAACTTCAAGATCAATTTCGTGCTGAATTTACTAAATGGGGGGTAGAGCGTTGTTTAGATAATGTGGATATACTCTGTTATCAGTCTGCTTACAAGCTTGTAGGTAAATACTATGATATAGTAGTATGTGATGAGATACACTTAGGATTAAGTGTAAAATATCGTAAATTCTTTGAGAACAATACATATGATAAACTATTATGTATGACTGCAACTCTACCTGAAGAGGAAGAGTATAGATTATTGTTATATAAACTAGCACCTACAGCTTATTCTATAACCTTAGATAAATGCGTTGAGTTAGGTATTGTATCTCCTTATAAGATCAATTGTATTCCTATTCAATTAACAGATGAAGAGAGAGCTAGGTATCAAACTATTAATAGTAAATTCGTTAAATGTAAATATGCATTAGGACAATATGATGCATTTAACAATGCTAAATCTATAATGGGGAATAACCATGCACACCCAGACGATAAAAGAGTAGCTGCTCAATTCTATCAAGCTATTAGAGAAAGGAAAGCTATTGTAGATTTTGCTGAGAATAAACTGGTATCATTTCAAAAGTTAGTAGGAGATAATATGGATAAAAAAATACTTGTATTCAGTGGTGCTAACAACTTTACTGATCAATTATCTGATTCTGTATCTCCATTAGCAGTAGCATATCATAGTAAAAAGACTAAAAAGCAAAGAGAATCTGCTTTAGAATTATTTAGAAATGATGAGATAAATATATTATGCTCAACAAAAGCCTTGAATCAAGGACTAGATATCCCTAATGCTAACATGGGTATAATATGTGGTCTTACATCTAAATCTTTATCAATGATACAACGAATTGGTAGGCTCATTAGATTCCAAGAAGGTAAGGTTGGGAGTATATATATTTTATACGTAGAGAACAGTCAAGAAGAAAAATGGTTGAAGAATTCTGTCAAGAATTTAGATAATATAAATTGGCTATAAAAATTAATTAAATAAATACATATATTATGAATAATTTACTTATATTTGCATCAATGTTCTGTTTAACTATAATTAAAATTTTTATACTATGAAGATAGAGATCGACTTTGAACTTTTGGGTTTCACCCAGCTAAGTGCAGATGAGTATCTCTATCTTTACATAGTTTATAGAAAAGGATTTAATTATTTAACACAACTTAATCTTAAACCAGATTTAGAAAAACTTGAGAAAGAAAACTACATTAAGCTAGGGCAAACCGTTGATACTCACATTATTGGACAAGAATTTATAAATTTATTTTCATCTAATTCTGACAGTATGTTTGCCGAGCTTATTAGTAAATATCCTATGAAAGTTAACTCTCCTGGAAGAGGTGTTAGAATTTTACATGCTAAGGATCCGGATGCTAAAGCGAATGAAAAAAACAAGAAAAGATATAAAAAGATTGTTGATAATAAACCACATAAACATAGAAATATTATGAACTGTTTAGACAAACAGCTTATAGTGGAAGGAGATAATCTTGGATATCTACAAAATTTAGAAACATGGATTAATAACCATACTTGGGAAAAGTATGAAAACTTAGACGAAAATGACACAAAAAATAACATTAAAACCAGAATCACACGATCCCTTTAAAGGCAACGGATTTAAAAATATCAAACAATCAGTAACAACTTCTTTAAATGAAGTTAAAACTGCAATGCTTGGTAATAGGATAGTATATCCTACAAAATGGCCTAGATTAAATAGAAATTTACTTGGAGGATTACAACCAGGTAAGATGTATGTAATTGCAGGACGACCTGGTGTAGGTAAATCTGCATTCAGTAATCAATTAATCTTTGACACATTAGATACCAACACAATTAAAAAGTTAGTTGTATTATATTGGAGTTTCGAGATGCCAGGCTATCAACAGATACTCAGAGCTGGGGCTAAAGGAGCAAACAAACAAGTAAGTGAGCTATTATCTGTAGAAAACAAACTATCTTCTATAGAATATGAAAAGTATAAAGCTGAAGTTATTAAATATAATCACTATCCTATGTATTTTAATAACATTCCTAGAAATATGGAATTTATTAAAGAAGCTAATGTAGAGATAACTAACACAAAACCAGATCATACTATTATAAATGTTTTTGACCACTCTAGATTAATTTTAAGTAATAGAGAGCATGAACTACAAAAACTAAATGATATCAGTAAAGGTTGTATGTGGTTACAAGCTAAAATGGGAGCTATAAATATATTACTATCTCAGCTAAATCGTAACATAGAGCAAGAGCATCGTGCTAAAGCTCAATATCAGCCATTACTAACAGATTTGTTTGGTGGTGATAGTATTGGTCAAGATGCACATGTTGTTATGATGTTACAACGACCACATGATTTATATGGAATCAGTGAACTATATTGTGGTGAAGATCCAATTGGATTATTAGCATGTCATATTGAAAAGAATAGAGACGGTTTGTTAGGTATGATACCATACGAAGCACAAATGTCTACATTTACTATTAACGAAAGACAAAAATAATAATTATGTCAAAAGAAAAAGCAATAGAAATAATTAAAAATTTAACTGCCACTATTAATAGGATGGATAATAGAAAAGAAACCATTTTATTAGCGAGAGAAGATATGTTTTCTACTCCTACTGCATCGCAATATAAATTAAAAAAGAAAAAAGAGTATTTAATAAATAAGTATAATTTAAAAGAAAAAGAATGGAAATAATTTGGGTAGTGACACATCTAGTATCTTGGGGCGCAGGATTAGTAACAGGAATGTACTTTTCTTCGCAAATAGAAAAACATATTGATAAAAAAACAAAAAAATGACAGTATATATAATATTAATAATTATGGCTATATTCACAATATGGAATATAATCTATACATATAATGTAAAAAAATATAAAAACAAAATAATGACTAATATAAATAATTATGAAAAAAAGAAAATTAAACAGCAGAAATCCAAAGTATAATACTGAAGAAAAAGAATTAGTAATAATCAAAAAAATACCACTTACAGGCAAGGCTAAAGGACATTTTGTATGGTATGAAAACAAAACTAAATAATGGAATTACCAAAAACAAAGGTTAAAGCGAGCCGTAAATCGCCAAAGAATATGATAATATATGGTCCCCCTAAAATAGGTAAGACTACAGTATTATCACAATTAGATGACTGTTTAATAATTGATTTAGAAGACGGTTCAGATAT